CTTGAACCCGCGCTTCTGGAGTGTCCGTGATGGGTTGTTCGGATCGACCGCGACTTCCGGCGAACAAAGCGCCTGCGCAGCTGACACAGTCAGGCCCGGCACCTTGATGATGCGGTAATGCGGGTTGGTCTTCTCCTGCAATCCCCAATTCCAACCGTCCGCCTGTGCGACGATGACGTCGCCACGCTTCGTACACTGGCAGTCTTTATATAGATCCACGCCGACCTTGTCCACGACGCGGACCAGCATCTCGGCCATCAGTGATAGCTCTCCTGCCAACCGTCATAGGTCTGCGTGATGCGGCCCTGCGGATCACGGTGCGAGTAGACGCACCAGAACAGCGTGCCGTCTACCGTCGCCGTGATCTCGTGCATCGTGTCGGCCTTGACGAGAAAGTGCGATGGTGCCACGAAGTCGCGCTCGATCACCGTGCCGTCAGAGGCTGTTGCCTTCACATGCACGGCCCCGTGAAACACGATGGTCGTGTGGTCGAAGTTGTGCTTGTGGCCGTCCACCTTGTCGCCCACCTTGGGCAGCGCGTTTGGACGGATGAAGATATTCCCTGAGATCCATTCCGGCTGCATCAGTACATCACTCCTGTTGAACGGTCCACGTGCTTGAAGACGAGACTGGTGTCGATGACGAACGGGAAGGGCTTCTTCGCCCACTTCCCGAACCCAGCCTTCGCGAGAATGCCACGGTCGATGGTCTGCTGCGACCAGTACAGGTCGCTCGTCCCGCTCGCGATGTGCGCCCCGGCCGCGTCGTGCCACACCCGCGCAGGCGCGACGAAGATGCGCTTCAGCGGGAACGGATACCCCGGCAGCGTGTACGTCTCGACGTCCGGCTCCCTCGCCCACGCCTCCATCACCGCACGATGAACGAGCAGGGCGCCGGTCGGCACGCCGCTCACCCAGATCACGTCGCCGTATTTCCAGTCGCGGTAGGCGCGTGACCCGCTGCCACGGTAGGCGAGCGGTTCCGGGCCGAGTTGCTCGATGCCGCCCTTCTTCCCCTTGCGGATCTCGCCGCTGCCCTTGATGTGGTACAGCCCGCTCACGACCGGCGGCGCCTTCTTCCGCTCCATCTTCCAGAACCACCGGTCGAATTCGATGATGGTCTGCGGCGGCGGGCAGGTGTCGTCCTCAATCAGCATCAGCGCCCGGAACGCCCCGCGCAGGAAGCTGTCCACGATCATGTTCTGGGCGTCTGGGACCGTGTAGCCCATTGGCACGCTGCGCACCAGCGCCCAGTTCGGTGGCGTGACCATGCCGACCATCGCGTTGTACCACTCGATGCGCACCGTCCCGAGGGTCGGTGTGCCGAGGAGTACCTGCACGGTGTCGCTGCCCGGCTTCGGGTGGATCGGGTTGAGCGTGAGTCCGGCTGGTTTGTGGCCCTTGTGGCCGTTGGTCTTAGACATGGCTGCACTCCTTGACGCGCTGCAACCAGCCGCCCGGATTCATCGTCAACAGATACCGCTCGCACATGATGTCCTGCACGAACTCCCCGGGATGCGCGAGCAGGTAGTCTTCCACCCCGCCGCGAGCGCCACGGTCGCCTGTGTCGTTCGGACACCGCCACCAGTCTCCATTCCATGACTGGCCGCAGGCGCAGACCTTCATGTCCTTGCCCCACTGCGTTTCGCCGACCTCGCGCACGACGTGCTGCTTGCCGTCGCTCCACGAGATATTTGTGTCCTCCACGACGAGGTAGTCGCCCGGCCGCACCATCGGCGCGTACAGGTCCATCTCGTTCCGCACGTGCTCGGCCGAATGGTCGCTGTCGAGGATGATCAGCCGCCGCCCTTCCTCCGGCAACTGCTCCGCGATGGCTGCCGCCATCTTCGGGTCGGCACTGTTCCCCGAACACCACGTGATGCGCGGGTGCAGGACGTCTCCGGTCTTCCGGTAGTCGTGAATGTCCACCGTGATGACGCGGCCCTCCTTGATGCGCATCATGTCGAGCAGGAACGCGAACCACAACGCCGACGCGCCCTGATACGTGCCTGTCTCGATGATGATGGTCGGCTTGAGCCGCGCGATCAGATCCTGATAGATCCACAGGTCGTTCGGGCACTTCATCAGCCCGATGCCGAGGAAATGCGTGTAGTGCCACGTGTGACCGCTCGTGTACCACAGATCGTGATACCGCTGGAGCAGGTCGCCGTTCTGCGCGCGTGACTCCTCGACGCGCTTTGCCAGCGTCTCGATGCTGCACGCCGTCGCGTCGTCCACGACGGTGAGTGGCTTGTAGTCGGTGGCGCTCATTTGACCACCTTCCCGCCTGCGTCCACGTAGCCTCTCGACCCGAAAGCGACGGCGCCCTCCGGCGGCTGGGCATACAGTTCGACGCGCTTCGCGTGCAGATCGACGTAGCCGATCTGGACCTCGTTGCGGAAGATGGCGAGGTTGCCGACCTCGTTCGGCACGAGCACGTCGTCATCTTTCAGCATCGCCATCGCGAGCAGGATCTTGAGGCTTTGGACGTGAATCGGGTGGTAGGCAATCATCGCCCCACCTTCTTCCGTAGGATGAAGTTCCGCTTGCAGAACCGGTCCGCCGCCTTCCCGGTCAGGACGCGCACGCGCTTCGGAGGCACCGGCTTCTGGAGCGTCACGTTGTAGCTCAGCGTGCCCTGCGGACCCGGCACCCGGGCCACCGTCAGCGGATACCACGGCAACGGCTGCTTCCGGCCGACGCTCGCGTGCATCTCGTAGATCGGCGTCCGTGGGTCCAGCCACGCGAAGCTCTGCTCGACGATGCGGGTCCGGTGCTCCGGGTCCGACAGCCAGCCGTGCGACTCATCGCCGCCGTACGGACCTGAGCAGTAGACGATGCCGCCCGGCTGCATGATGCGGTGCAGTTCGTTCCACCACGCGAAGAACTGCTCCGGTACCACGTACTCCAGCACGTGCGTCACCACGGCTGTGTGGACACAGGACGACGGCAGCGGGAAAGGGAGACGGGTCGGCCGATGGTTGACGTCGCCGCCGGGTCGGAGCGCGATGGACCGTTCCTGCTTCTCGCCGCCGAAGCTGACGTCCAGCAGGATGCCCTTTTTGCGCTCGACCATCTTGAGGATGGCGGCTGTCACAGCTTCCTCGCTGGGACGCGAGGCCCGGTCGTGAACTCGCTGTGCTGCATGGCAGCCACGGCGGACGCCTTGATCAGGTTCATCCCCAACTGCGCCATCTCGTCGGCGCTCGCCGTGAACTGCGTCACGCTGCGGGGAAAGACAAGGGCCACGGTCCCGTCATTCAACACGTTGATGTTGACGGTCAGTGGCCCTTCAGTTGGTGGTCGTTGCTTCGCTGTCGAGAGGACTTTCGGCATTGCGCCAGCTTTCTGCCGGTTAAGTCCGCCCAACGCCGAACGGTCAGCGGCCTCACGGGCTGGCGACCAGTCGGCCGTCGCCTGTGTCAGCGGTGGGCGGATCTCTTCGTGCTGAAACTGGCACATTCTGCCAGCTTCGGCTGTGACTCGGCAATAGCTTTCTTGCCGAGTCCCGCCCGGAACGCCTACGAACTAGGTGCTGAAGACCCAGTTGTAGGTGATGTTGAGCGCCTGCGTCGTGCCCTTGGTGGACGACGCGAAGGTCGCGATGCTCAGCGCCGTGCCGCTGCCCACCGTCGCGTTGTGGTACTGCGCGATGGCGTTGATGGTCACCGCGTTGCTGATGGCCGTCGAGACGTACTGGAACGACTGCGACAGCGTCCACGTCGCCGCCAGCGACTGGATACCAGCCGAGACGGTCGCCCGCGCGCCGCCCGCCGTCGAGCCTGACGTGCTCGCCGTGCCCTGCTCCGACGAGTCGATGGCCGACTTCGTGGAGAAGTTGCTCGACTGCGCCTCGGTCATGTGGCCGATGCCCCAGTACCGCGCCAGCCCGAGGTCGCTCAGGACCGTCGCCGCGCTCGACGCCGTCGAACCCTGCGACGACTGCAACCCGACGAAGGCCCGGATGACCGCGCCGTGGCCGTACGTCGTGATGACGTTTTCGTGCCAGTCGCCGGTCTGCTCCTCGCCGGTCACGCAATCCACCAGCGCGCCACGGATGAACCCGCGAATGCTGGAGAATTCCCCGTTGCGCCGCCGCATCTTCGGCAGCTTCCCGCCCTTGCCCACGCGATGGACCTTCCCATCGTGCGTGTGGATTCGGTCGCCCTGCTTGAATGACATCACTCGCTCCTTTTACGTGCGAATCCACCCGGCCGTCGATGGCGTCAAACGACTCCACTTCGGCAGATTTGTGTAGGTTTCCGCACCCTTCACCACGCAGGTGATCAGGAAACCCGTGCCCACCGCTGTAATCCGTGCGGGTCGTAACTTCCCGGCCGTTGTCCGTACCGCCACCAACCGACCGACCTTCCGAGGGTCGAAGGGCTGCACCCGTCCGCCCGAGAGCGGTTCTCTGACGTGCAGGGCTTCCGTATCGACGAGAATCGAAAGATCGGCCATCGGTCAGCCTAGGTAACCGCGACCACGTTCTTGGCGACCACGTTCCATTTGCCGCCGTACGACACCAGTTCGATGGACTCCCCGACGAACCCGCCTGTGAACGTCATCGTCGTCTTGGAGCCGCCGGTAATGCCGTCATCGATCAGGCCCGTGGCCGTGACCACGTGCGCGTTCGCTGTCCGGGCGATGATAGTCAGGCGCTGCCCGTCGCGCGCAGGCGCGGCCAGCGTGTAGGCGCCGACACCCGCCTTGGTCAGAAGCGCGATGCCGTCCAGCACCGAGATCGCGCCATCCGACGCATACGGAAGAACGGTCGTGTTGACGCCGCCACTGAAGACTGCGCGGCCTCGCTGCTTGGTCGTGATACCCATCGTTGCTGCTCCTTTATGCGGCGTCGAGTCAACCGCAAGGACCGGATAGAGCCGGTCTGCTCAGGACGTCCCAACCAGCTGCCGCTGATTACGCCTCTCGGAACCACTGGAACAGACGGTCACCCGCGTTCCGCGTCTGATCGACGAGCGCCTTCAGCATCACCTTGTAAACCGCCTCGCCCTTGCGCGAGTAGGCCACCGTGATGCCGTCCACGTTGTAGACCTTGTAGAGCGTCAGCACTTCGAACTTCGTCGGCGCATCGCGGCGAGGCGAACTGAGCACCACGCACTGCGTGTTGACCGACAACAGGCCGAGGCCGTCACCCGCGTAGAACAGATCCTTCGCACCGTCCGTCACCGTGCCGATGTTGTCGAAGGCCGTCTTCAGGGTGTTGTAGGTGTGCTCCATCGCCGTGAATTCCAGCTGGCACTCCTCGGTCGTGATGAAGACATCGACCGGGTTGAGGCTCTGCTCCGCCTCGATGGGCTGCTTCGTCTGCTTGTACGTGAAGGTCGAAGCGTCCTTCGTGTACCCGGCTTCCGTGCCTGTCCCGGGCACACCCGAGGTGTGCGTCGTCAGGGTCGGAGGGGTTCCGGTCGCGGGCGCCGTCACGTTCAAAAAGATTCGTCCGGCCCCGATGTGAATCTTCGCTGGTTGCTGAGCCATCTGACCCTCCGCGCTACCGAGCTACCCGGCAGCGTGATTGCCTACTGATCGTGCTTGGTGTCGGCGTCCGACGCCGCATCGTCAACCGGAGCGGCCTTGGCCGCTTCCTCGTCCGCCTGCGCCTGCTTCGCGGTTGCGAGCTTGGCTTCGGCTTCGGCAACAGCTGCCTGCCGCTTCTCCAGTTCCTGCTCCCACAGCGTGACCTGCTCATGCAGGCGATACGCGGCGTAGTCCACGTCTACCGGACCCTCGATGAGCGTCCCATCCTTGTCGCACGGGTCGCCCATCCCCATGAACTCCGCGACGATGGCGTTCGGTACGTCGATGACGTCGTCAGCGACGTAGACTTTCCCGTTCTGACCGACCTGCTGCCCCGGCTTGATTTTGAGAAACATGAAGTCCTCCTCTATGCCGGTGCCAGCGGCGTCACCGTCAACGTCGTGACGCCCGAATAGGTGATCTGCACGAGGTTGTTGCCATCGTTGAACCGTCCCGGCGGGAACGGTCCCATGATCCGCTCCTCGCCCGCCGCCAAGACCACGGCCAAGTCGTGCGCCGCATTCGCGGTCAACTCAAACGTGCAGGTGTTGGGCGAGTCGAACGTGATCGTGATGCTGCCGCCGCTCGCGTTCTTCGCGTAGAAAAACTCCACACCGGTATTGGCGAACGAGTCGCCACCGCCTGCCGCCGCCACCGCGCCGAACAGCGTGCCGTTGCTCAATCGCTGCGGCTTCTTGACTGTGAGCAGTGCCATCGCTCGCTCCTATTCCACCGTCGTCACGAACGTCTCCATGAAGACGCCCTTGACCAAGGGGTTCTCAACCGTCTGAGGCCGCTGCACCAGCGGCGTATACTGCTCGACTCCTACATCGGCCGGAGCCGTCCCGGTGCTGGGTGACAACTGCGCGTCCTTCACGAGCACCCGGATCGCCCAGATGTAGCGTTCCAGCTGCGCCGTGATCGTTTCCTCGTCATCCCCACCGACGCTCACCCCGACCACGATCCGATGCCGATACGTGTCCGCGAAGCTGTCGTCCTGCGGCGCCGACTCCGTGACGATCAACTCGATGGACGGCATCCCGCCGATGTCTGCCTTGTCCGTCGTGTAGATCTCGAACGGCGGGTCCGTCGTGATCCCGTCCGCCAGCGCCGCGTCCGCTTCCGCCAGCTTCCCCGGCAAGCTCGCCGCGAGCATGTCGCGCATGGCTCGCTTCACCTGCGTCACATGGTTCACTCGTCACCGCCGCCGCTGTCGCTGTTGTCCACTTGCGCGGCCTTCAGCAACCATGACTTCAGAATCGGCGCGAAGACGGCCGGGTTCGGTGCGGGCAGGAACGGACGCGCGACCATCTTGCTCGTCCCTTCCTGCAAGTACTTCCCGTAAGGGATCGTCGTCCCAACCCGCACGTAGTTCTCGGTCGTGTCGAAGATGCCGCCGGGTCCGACCTCGGTCCCGCTCCACGTCAGCGAATCCTGCAACGCCCCGGTCAGCTGGAGAATCTTCTTCCCGGGATACATCTTCTGCTTCCACGCCCGGTACACCGGAGTCAACCCCGCCCACGCGCCACCGGAGAACATCCCGCCTGCGCCGCGTGTGCGCCCGCCCGTCTCGAACAAATCCTGCACGCCACCGAAATAGCGCGGCGCGAACTCGTCCCGCCAGAACGGCCGCAGATCCTTGGCCGTGTTGAGCATCGCCAACATGCTCTTTTTCACGTTCTCCGAGCCCACGAACTCGAAGGTGAACAGCCCTTCAGCCATCAGAACCGCGAATCCATACAGATCCGAGGTTGAATCTCGTTCCCGTCGTCGTCCACGATCAGCCCGTCGAGCGTGTTCGCAGGCTTGTCCACCGTCGAACCGGTGCGCGGGCAGTCGGTCATTTCCAACGGGTTCTTCGGGTCCGCCAGCGCCCGAATCCAGTCATCGAACATCTTCTGCGCGCGATCCGCCGACGCCACCGCGACGTCTGTGCCAATCGCCGACGCTCGCGCATACAGGATCTTGGCAATCGATCCCTGCGAGATGATCTCCCGGGCCAACCCTATCGACTTCACGCCTGTGACCGGCGTCACGTAGCCCAAGTTCTCCGCGATGGCGTCGAACTGGACCGTCGTGTCGTCGATGAACACCTGCGCGGTGTCAGACGTCGGCTTCGAGGTCAGCGTCAGCTGGAATTGCGGCATCCGGCGCTGCACGTCGTCCAAGGTGGCGTACGACATGCCCGGACCTAGGTGTCGGCCGGTAACTCGGCCGGTTCAGGAAGGGAATCGGGCGCGTCGTCAGCAATCTCCGGCGGCAACGGTTCGCCTGTGACCTTCGCGATCCGACGCTGCGCCTCCCGCACGGCCTGCGCCTTCTCGGACGCCGACAGCGGAACGCGCGGCTCGCTGGCCGCAGGCGAGGGCGCGTCCTCCACCGCGACGATGCCGCGTGGCAACAGCCGCACGACATCCTCGTGGAGGTCCACGACGGACCCGGGCAAATGCACGGCTCCGTCGTGTTTCAGCGCATGAACGACCCGACAGCGCATGGCTCTTACGCCACCGCCGCCTTGATCAGGTAGCCGAGCGTGGCCGCGATGAGCTTTTCGTCGCCCTTCTCGCTGACCCGGATGACATCGGTGTCCCGCTTGTCTTCGCGGTACCGGAAGACGCGGAGGTCGTTCTCGCGGAACTGGTAGCCGAAGCTCGCACGCTTCAGCGACGGCCGGTCCTCGCGGTAGAACAGCAGGGCATCCTTGCCCCACACGTCCGTGAACGCATCCGTCTGGCCTTCCTTCGAGGACCGACGAATCACCTTGCCGATGAGGACTTCATCGACCTCGAACACCGCCGCCAGAATCTGGCGGGTGATGATCGCGCGCTCCGTGTACTTGACGATTTCCTTGATGTCCGGGTGGATCTTCAACCCCTCGAACACGAGGTAACCCATCAGGAACACGTTCGGCACGTAGCCGGGCGCATTCGTGTACATCGTCGTGCGGCCCGTCTTCACGTCGCCCAGTGGGTCGCTGTTCGCGAGGTCCGACCACTGCGAGGTGCCCGACAGGGTGGTGTTGGAGGTGACGTTCGCCGTCGCCATCACCAGCGCCTGCACGCGAAGCTCCCGGTTGTTGAGGACCATGTCGGTCACGATCTCGGTCGTGTCCACGTCGAGGTCCAGCGGGCTGGCCGCGTTCTTCCGTTCCTCGTCGTCGATCTCGCCTTCCAGACCGTACTGTTCGGCGAGGTACGTGTCGGTCGTCACCGCCCAGTCGATGCGGTTGTAGTTCGACCGTGGCGCACGCTTCGAATCCGGCGTGTCGAGCTTCGACTTGTCGTAGACCCAGAACGCGGCCGATTCCTTGACCACCGGCACGGGCGGGAGGATCTGGTCGGCCAAGTAGCCTTCCGGTGCGGCGGCAAACTGCAACGAAATGTTCGTCAGCAGTTGGTCGAACTTGACGCCGCTTAGTGTTGATGGTGCAAGAATAGGCATGTGACTCTCTCGACGTAGCTGCCTGCGGTTAGGTCGGTGACCTCCACGGAACGGAGCCTACGGCTCTCAGCGTGCGTCCATGCGTCCGCCGACGAAAAAACCTTGGCGGTCCTAGACCGCCAAGTCGTACAGAACGACCAGCACTTCGATGACGTCGCTCGCGACGGTCGAAGGCTCCAGCGCGATGGCACCGACCTTGTCCTTGTCGGTTCCGGCGACGACGCCGATCCCGTTCGTGGACGCCTTGATCGGCAGACCGGCCACGACTGCCGTGCCCGACCCGTCCACCACGAGCTTCGAGGTGCCCGCAATGCGGACCACCGATCCGAGGCCCGAAGCGTTCGGCTTGTTCTGCGTGATCCCCAGTGGACGGTCGCCTGCGCCCGCAAGCGCTACGCGCGCCAGCTGTCCGCCTGCAATACCCGCCACGCCCTTCACGAACTTGTACTGATGGGTTGACAGGTCCGCCGAGGCTTCCAGCGTAATGTCTTGTCCCGGCCGATGAATTCGCATCGTAAGCTCCTCGTCTTGTTTCCGATCACCGACCCGAAAATGCGGGCCACAAACAAAAGAGCCTCCCTGCAACCACGGCATCTACCGTGATGACAGGGAGGCCCAGTCCCTTGCAGCCCTTGTCAACCACGACTCGGTGATCCCTCACCGTCGCAGGGGGCTAGCCTGCGAGTTCGCGCCCGTTGGAGGCAGGCGCTACGTGGTTGGATAGTACGGTCTTACAGCGACGGTGCGCCGTTCCGCCACACTTCGGCGGCATCGCGCATCTGCGCCCCGGCGGCGATGGTCGCGTCACGCAGCGAGATGCCGCGCTCCTTCGAGATCCGCTCGGACAGCTGCATGAGATCCTGACCCGCCTTCGCGGCCGGGTCCGTCTCGGTGTCGATGTCTTCGCTGGTGCCATGCACCGCGCCGACCGCGACCAGCGGCTTCGTGAACGTCGCCGCGAGCGCCTTGAAGCCCGACAGATCGACGGTGTCCTTGAACTGCGTGTAGAGCAGATCGCGCGTCGGCTTCAGGATGTAGCCACCCCGCGACAGGCGGTCGAGTTCGGCGTTCAGCTGCACCAGAGACGCGGCCTGCGCGTTCGCGACCGTCGCCGTCTCCATGTCCGTGACCTTCGTGGACAGGTTGGTGATCTGCTCGGCCATCGTCGTCAGCTGCGCCGCGTCGATGGCGACGTGGCCCTCGGGGATGATCTTCACGCCAGCGGCAGCAAGCTGCTCCGCCGTGATTTCGATCTCCTTCTGGTCGTCCGTTCGAAGCATGAACTTCATGTTGATCCCCTTCGTCGCAGCTGGCGGAGTTGCCGCTGGAGGTGTCGCACCACCCTTCTGGAGGTGCTGTTTCAAGAGTGCAAGTGCGGCCTGCACGTGCGCATTCGGGTCGTTCGGGTTCACCGGCAGACCCGTCGCTGGGTCAATCGGCAGCCCTGTCGTCGGGTCAATCGCCGGAGGCGCGGCAGGCGCAGGCGGCGTCCCGGGTGCCGTCTTGTCCATGACCGAAGGCGTCGGCGGCTCCTGCCCGTCCGGCTTCGCAGGCGGAGGCGGTCCCTTCTTTGCCGTGTCGCCGCCGACCGCGCCGTCATCGTTCGGCCCCGGCTTCGCGCCCGGCGTCGGCGCAGGCACGTGCGGCGCGAGTCCACCGGGAACCGGCGCAGCGGCCGGATGCGTCGGCGCGATGCCACCAGTCGGCGGCGCGCCAGCGGCGGGATGCGGTGGCGCTCCCGGTGCCACGGGGGGATGCGGTGTCGCCGCAACGGCGGCAGGGTGCGGCGGCGCTGCCGGGGGAGCCGGTGGCGTGTGAACAGGCGGCGCACCCGCAACCGGACCAGCCGCGTGCGGCGCTCCGGCGGCAGCTACAGCGGCCGGATGCACAGGCGCGGCGATGGCGTGCGCAGCAGCAACCGCAGGGTCCACGGCCGGTGTCGCAGCACCGGGTGCGGCAGGCATGGCAGCAGCGCCGGGAATCGCCGGAACTCCCGTCGTCGGATCAATCGGCGGCGCGACCGGCGGAGGCGTACTCGGTGCCTGCGGCAGACCCGTCGCCGGGTCAATCGGCAACTGCATCTGGCCGGGCTGAAGCGGCGTGCCCTGTACCGCAGCCGCAGCGGGAACCGCTGGTGCGCCGGGAGTCGCCGTCGAAGCGGGCGTCGGCAGACCGGGATGCGGCGGACCCGCAGGCGTGTTGCTCGCCGGGAGCAGTTCCGTCGCCCGGAACCACTTGTGGACCTGTCCGGCGCCGTCCTTCAGGCTCGCGAACGAATCGTCGCCATCGCCCACGACCTCGGCCACCTCGAACGTGCCGCCGACTTCGTCCTGCGTCCGGGCATTGCCCGGCGCGATCATGACACGCTGGCCCTGATCCATGAGGTTCACCACCGGAACGGCTGCCGCGTCCGACATCGCCAAATCGCCAATCGCGGCGAAATTGTAGAGCGTCAGCGCCTTCATGCCTTCCAGAAACGGATGATTCGTGATGGCCGCAGCCAACAGCGTCGTGCCGATCTTGTCGCCGTTCTTGTGCGTGTGGTCCTTCACGAAGCTGGGCGAGACGAACCGGTATTCCTTGTTCTTGATGGCGTCGGCCCCGTCAGGCGTCCATTCGACGTTCGCCCACAGTTCGTCGCCGTCTTCGCGCAACTCAAGGTTCTTCATCCACCCGGCCGCGATGCCGTCGCCCGGCTTCTTCGGGTCCATCGACAGATGGTCGTAGTCGATTGGCAACTCGGTCGGTGCCTTGGGCGTGATGTTCTGGAAATTGTCCAGCATCTGCGCGAGGTCGTGCTTCGTGATGCTGAACTTGCCGTAGCGGTTGGAGACGAAGGAACCGGTCTTCGCCAGCTGAATCCATGACCGGGCGCTGGCGCCACTCGCACTCGACGTGGAGTCGAGCTTCAAGAGCGACGGAAACGAGAGAAGAACTTTGCTGAGAGCCTGCTCAGCTGCGCCCGACACGCGCAGATAGTGACCGATTTGACGGATTCAATGCAAGAGGTTTCCGCAACTCGTTGAAATCATTCACTTGCGATGACGACCACGGCGCGTAAGGTGTTGAGAAACTCACCCGCCGACGACACTTACGGCACGCGTACTGCCAGACCCAGCGCCCTGTCTTCACGTTCTCGGCCAGTAGGGGCCGTGTCCACGAACAGTACGAGCACACGTCAGTTCCGAACCGGTTCCGACACGTACCCGACGACGATGTGCGGCTCCGGCACGCCCAGCATCGCCGTGCGGTAGTACGCGATCTCGCGGATCGCAAACGTCTTGCCACACCGCCGACAGTCCGCCGTATTCGTCAGCGTCAGGTGGTGGAGTTGGCTCGACCCGCACGGGCACGACACCGTAGACAGGACGTCGAAGTGATGCACGTATTCCTCACCGCCCGACAGACCAGCCATTACCACTGGCGGTAAGACTTTAAAGAGCAGCTTGTTCATCCATTGACCCAGCATCACCGTCGCCCCCCCGTCACTCAGTCGATGTTGTCCCATGCCTCGTCAGGCAACTCGTCCACGTCGATTTCGTTCCCGTTTGAAAGCAGCGCAATCTGCACGCACCGGCACTTGTTGTCGCCCCGGAGCGTAGAGAGACATTTCACGTAGGGTGGCCGAAGCTCCTCCTGCCGTTCGTCGCCGAGTTCCATCTCCTCGCCGTCCGCGTCATCGCATTCGTCGCAGGTGTTATCGTCCATGACCGCCGACTGCACCACGACGTCCACGGTAATCTTGCCCTGCGCGATGGCTTCGATCTCGTCGATGAACTGGCCGGTGTCGTCATCGTGATGGGCGAGGTCGAACGTCCGCTGCCGCCGGAACTGCACCATCGCCGCCGACCGTCCGACCGAGAACCCAAGGTTGACCGCCTGCCGGGCGTACCGATTGCCGATGCCTTCGGTGCGGTAGCTCATCATGTGCTCGACGATGGCATCCCGCCGCGCCGCGCTCAGGCGCCGCTGGCCGACACGGTCGGCATGGTAGTTCCGCACCGCCGACAACTCCAGAAACCGGTCGGCCTGCAACTTGGCGAACGCGCCATGCACCACCTCCGACAGGTCAGGCATCCGGGCGAGCGTCTGCTCCGGTGCGCCCTGTCGCACAAGTTCATGCAGCACTTGGGTCGCGCCGAACGTCGCCATCCGGCGCATTGTGTCGCGGACGAAGTCGTCATCGCCACGCTTCTCGATGACCGCGACGAGCGCGGCGTCGAGCGTGGGCGGAATCTCCGTCAGCGCGAGCGTCTTCGCCTCGAACACGTTCGGCGCTCGCCCGAGGGAGACGCCCTTGTAGGTGACCTTCTTCCGCTTCGGCTTGGGCGCAGGCTTCTGGCCGATGAGCGAGGGCACCTGCACATCCGCGACGTCCGGCAGGTTGATGCGGTCGCTCAACGACTTCGTCACCGAGACGTGCGGGAACAGCACAACCTGCGTGCTGTGGTCGCCGTGCTCGGTATGCACGTAGTGAATGCCGTCGTAACCCTTTGAGGCCACGTGGGTCGTCAGCGCAGACGACGGCGACATCCACTTCACGGACGCCTGTTGGCCTGCCTTGGTGGACCAGTCGGCCTTGTCGATCTCGGCCTTGGCTCGGGCATTCGCCTCTTCGCGATGCACGTCCAATTCCTTGTCGCCTGCCACGCGGAGCAGCTTGCCTTCAGCCTTGTACTCATTGACCGTGCGGCCCGACGTCGCGGCGTAGCCACTCACGCTCTCAGGCGTCAGCCCGAAGTACGTGCCCTCGCCCATCGCCGTATGCCCGCCGCTCGCTGGTGTCGCTGCGCCTGTGCGATAGAGCTTGAGCGAAGCGGCGTCCGTGACTCCGCCACCTCCGCCTGCGAACTTGCCCTTCTCATCGCGCTCATGCGCACCTTCGTCCCACTCAAGTTCGAACGCCAACCCGTCGCGGTACGACAGCCGCACGTCCGGTGCCGCCGACCCTTCGATGCGATGCTTCAGCCACCCGCAGAACGCCTTCGGGTCGTCCTTGTCGCCGTTCTTCTCGACGCAGTCTTCGAAGTCGGTGTAGTCACCGAACGGCATGTTGATAACCGTGTCCTTCGGCAGACTGAGCGAGGTCGTGTCGTCACCGGTCAGGCGCATGTACAGCATCTCGCCGCTGGCAAACCGCGCGATGGCAACCGTC